CTTATGACGTTAGCTTTACGCAACCAGCAGGAACATCCATTAAGAATCTTATTATGATTGCGGCAGGCAACCTCGTTACTGCGGGTGCATCAGGCGATGATATTGATTTTGATCTTGGCACTTCCGCTGGCGGTGGACAGATCATTGACGAAAAAGCAATTGCTGATGATGGTGGTAGTGCTGTAACAATCGCCGCTAACACGCCTTTGTTTATTATTGAAAATGGTATTCCAGCGGCGGCTAACAAGTTTGCAAACATGAGCGGTGGTCCTGCAACGTCAGAGGCTATGACACTTGCCGCTTCTTTAGCAAGCTCTTCAGAGCGAACATTACACATTCGTTTAAAGCCTTTAGCTAATAATCTTGCAACAGCCGCTACTACAGTTACATTTGTAATTGACTTTATAACGCTACCGTAAAACTATGGCAGAAGAAAATACTTTAGTCGCTGGTGCAGATGGCGTCTTTTTTGAACCTGTAGAAAATGAAGATGGGCTGTCTATTAATGCAGAAGCCCAAGTTAAATCTAATCTTGCGGGTTTGATTGAAGCACGATATGCAGAAGCACAAATGGCAAGAGACTCTGACGAAAATCGTTGGATCACAGCGTATCATAATTTTAGGGGTTTGTATCCTAAAAACGTAAGATTTAGAGAATCTGAAAAGTCTCGTGTCTTTATAAAAGTAACAAAGACTAAAGTATTAGCGGCTTTTGGTCAGCTTATTGATGTAATTTTTGGAACTGGTAAGTTTCCAATAGGTGTTAGTGCAACAACTCTTCCAGAGGGTGTAGATGAGTATATGCACTTAAATGTTCAAGAAGGACCGGGAATTGAAACAAGTGCGGCAATGCAACCAGAAATGCCTACTACACCGGCTCAAGAAAGCACGGTTGGGTTTGCAGGAGATGGGCGTGTTTTAAAACCGGGAGCAACATTATCGTCAGGTCAAGGCTTATTTGAAGATTTTGAAGATGATGAGCAAGTTGAATTTGTTTCAGGGCCAACGCCTATTCCTAACATACCAGAAATTTCTCCAGCTAAAGAAGCCGCAAGAAATATGGAGCGGCTTATTCACGATCAAATTGATGAGTCGGGCGGTTCTACAGAACTTCGCAATGCAATTTTTGAGTCTACGCTTTTTGGAACTGGCATTGTAAAAGGACCATTTAATTTTAATAAAACATTACATAAATGGGAAAACAGTGAAGATGGAAGAACCTATAGCCCGTCAGCGGTGCGTGTGCCAAGGATTGAATTTGTTAGCGTTTGGGATTTCTTTCCTGATCCTAATGCTACAGATATTGAAGAGTGTGAGTATGTAGTTCACCGTCACAAGTTAAATCGTTCACAGCTTAGAGCACTACGGAAGATGCCGTATTTTGATGAAGAAGCACTTCGTGAGTGTATTATGCTTGGCCCTAACTATACCGAAAAAGACTATGAGTATGAGTTAAAAGATGACCAGCGTATGTCAGAGTTGGGTGCAAGCCGTTTTGAAGTGCTTGAGTACTGGGGTTTAATGGATGCAGAGTACGCTAAAGAGGTTGGCATTGAATTACCGGACGGGGTAGACGTACTTGATGAAATACAAATTAATGCTTGGATTTGTAATGGTCTTGTGCTCAGAGCCGTTATCAACCCGTTCACACCACACAGAATACCTTATAACGCTTTCCCATATGAACGCAACCCTTACAGTTTCTTTGGAGTGGGCGTAGCAGAAAACATGAACGACAGTCAGCAGATTATGAATGGTCATGCACGTATGGCTATTGATAATCTAGCTCTTAGTGGTTCAGTAATTTTTGACGTAGACGAAACTATGCTTGTCGGTGGACAAAGCATGGAAATATATCCCGGCAAAGTATTTAGGCGTCAGTCAGGTGTGCAAGGACAATCTATACATGGTTTAAAGTTTCCTAACACATCTCAAGAAAATATGATGATGTTCGATAAGTTCCGACAGCTTGCAGACGAACAAACAGGAATACCAAGTTATTCACACGGCATGACAGGCGTACAAAGCATGACTCGTACTGCGTCAGGAATGTCGATGCTGTTAGGAGCGGCATCACTTAATATTAAAACAGTTGTAAAAAACTTAGATGATTTTTTGTTAAAGCCTCTGGGCAAAGCTTACTTCCAGTGGAATATGCAGTTTTTTGAAGGAGAACTAAAAACTGAAGGTGATTTAGAAATTAAGGCTATGGGTACAAACAGCCTTATGCAGAAAGAAGTACGTAGTCAACGATTGACAATGTTTCTTCAAACTGCTCAAAACCCAGCTATTGCACCGTTTGTTAAAATGTCAAAACTTATTAGTGAACTGGCGTATAGTTTAGATCTGGACCCTGACGAAATATTAAATGACCCTGAAGAAGCGGCAATAGCCGCACAAATTATAGGACTGCAAAATAATGTTGGACAAACAACTGGCGAACAGGCTGACCCCCTTGGTCAACAACCGGGAGCTATGGGAAGCCCTGAAGGAGCACCTCAACAACCTACGGATGTTGGAGTTACAGGCACTGGCGGTGGCAACATCGGAACAGGAAATGTTCCGCAAGCAGGGGAAGGTGAGTTCTCTGGCTAACCTTTTAACACTAAAAGAACAAGTAATTCAAAGACGAAAGGAACAAGACGATGGCTAAAAAATTTCCAGACCTAAACAAAGACGGCGAAATAACACAAGCAGATGTGTTGATGGGCCGTGGTGTCGATCTTGATCGTGATGATAAAGCTATGGGATCTTTAATGGTTCCAAGAGAAGGGTTTGGTATTGGTTCTATCGCTAGTAAAGCCGCAAGAGAAGTGATGAAAAAGTTTGCTTCTAAGAAAAAAAGCAAAGCGGCTGACGAGCCAGCAGATGGCGGTGTGGAAGAAGGCATAGATATAGATCTTGAACAACAAGAAGAATTACTAAGCACTCGCAATGGAGATGCTTTATATTTTTCTAAAGAGCGATTAAAGGCGTTAAGAGAAGAAGAAGGGCTAGAAGGCTATGCTGAAATGATGGGCGAGTTTGCGGCAATACGCGAAGTAGATGATGAAATTATAGAAAAAGGAACTGCGGTTGGTTATGATAAAGAAAAAATAAAAAGACTAATGCAGGGTAAAGATGCGGGTATAAATCATTTAAGGATGCTTTATAAGGATATGGTTGAAAAACGTATGCGTAAAGCTGAAGATGATGCCGCAAGAGATAATTTAAATCAAGGCTCTATGATGGTTCCTCCAGAGCGTCAAGAAATGCCTGTTACTATTGCAGTAGGTCTGCCTACTGAAGAGCCTCCTGTAGATACATACGATAACATTAGTCCAGAAGAAAAAGCACAAAACGATGCGACAATGTTAGATGACGGAGAAATGGAAGAAGAGTATGTAGATTACGTAGCAGAACAAGTATTAGAACCAGAAGAGCAAGATTATTTATTTAAGGTTCTTGATGCAGATCCAAAACTTGAAGGGATCTTAGATAAAGTAATGCTTAGTGCATCAGAATTTGCTGGTTCCGGTGAAGTAGAAGGGCCGGGAACTGGTATCTCAGATTCGATACCCGCGAGGTTATCGGATGGTGAATTTGTAATCACCAGAAAAGCGACTGACCAGATAGGCGCAGACAATCTCCAAACAATGATGGATGATGCTGAACGTGCCGCTGACGGCAGTCTTATGGGCATGGCAAACGGAGGTCAAGCTGGCACAAACCCATTTGTTAATCCTGAAGAAACTTCAAACCCTTTAGATAGGTTTGAGATGGACAAGGATGACGAAAGGGACATTGAACGCCAAATGCTTTACTCAAGCCGTATGCCTAGCCTAATGAACCGATAAGGCTACCTAGAACTCTAGCCCCTTATCATTTTATAACCTTGAGGCCACCTTGTAGTATCAAGACCCTGTGTTAAAAAAGCGCATTAACACAGCCACCTTGAAAGACAACAAGCCCCAGAAAGGAGAAGTGACATGAACGAAGAAGAAGAGCAAGCGAATCCGTATAATGCAAAAAAGCCTTGGCACAATACTGAGCCAAAAGCTTCAAAAAATGCGGAATCATTATTTTTTGAGGAAGAGGCTACTTCCGAAGATGGAACCCCTCAAGATAATAATCGTCCTCAAACCAACTATAAAAAGAGATATGACGATCTAAAAAAACATTACGATCAAAAGATCTCTGAATTTAAACAACGTGAACAAGAACTAGAAGCAATGGCAAGGTCTACTCAACCGCAGTATCAACCGCCAAAAACTGCTGAAGATCTTGAACGGTTTAGAGCAGAGCATCCTGATCTATATGATACTGTCGAAACAGTAGCTCACATGAGAAGCGAAGAGCAGATGAATGCTCTTCAACAAAAACTATCAGCAATTGAAATGCGTGAGGCAGAAATGTCAAAACGTGATGCTGAAATAGCTCTCAGAGAGAGACATCCTGACTTTGAAGATATCAGGGGTGATGACAAGTTTCACGAATGGGCAAAGGGCCAGCCTGAAGATATTCAGCGTTGGATTTACAACAACCCAGATAATGTAGGTTTAGCAAGTCGTGCAATAGATCTTTATAAGATGGAAAATAATATTGCAATAAAAAAGTCTTCTCGACAGTCACAACTTTCACGATCCAATGCGGCTGATATGGTATCAACAAAGACAACCGGAGTTGAGCCACAACAAGCCAAGATTTGGACACAACGGGAAATTGCTTCTCTGTCTATGGATGACTATGATCGTTTTGAAAAAGAAATTGACTTAGCTATCCAAGAAGGACGAGTAGCAAAATAATATTTGTCTTTTTTAGGAGATTTTAACAATGGCTTATAATCAATCTGACCAATATTTTGAGCCGTCAACAGATACAGATGCCAACTTTGCAAACTCTGTTGCGGGTCAAACTAACTCGTACTTTCTTCCTGCTGTCTATTCCAAGAAGGTTCTCAACTTCTTCCGAAAGTCATCAGTTGTAGAAGGTATTACTAACACTGACTATGCTGGCGAGATTACTGCTTATGGTGACACAGTGCGTATCATCAAAGAGCCAGAGATCACCGTCTATCAGTACGAGCGTGGTCAAGATGTAACTGCTACTAAGTTGACGGACCAAGAGATCAACCTTGTAGTAGATACCGCAAACGCATTTAAGTTTATCGTAGATGATATTGAAACTTCAATGTCACACGTAAACTTTAAGGAAGTTGCATCTTCTTCAGCCGCTTACGCCCTGCGTGATGCGTATGACCAAGGTGTACTTGTGACTATGTTTGCTGGTGTTTCTGCATCTTCACCCAACCACATTCTTGGTTCTGATAACGCGACTGATCTTGCGGCTGGTACTTTTGACGGTACTGGTAACCTCGACATTGGTTTTGCATCTGGTGAGCACGATCCAATTGATGTTCTTTCTCACATGGCTCGTCTTCTTGACGAAGCTAATGTACCGGAAGAAGGACGTTGGTTCTTGGCTAATCCTGAGTTTTACGAGCAGTTGGTTCAAACCTCATCTAAGCTGATGAGCGTAGACTTCAACGCTGGTCAAGGCTCTATCCGTAATGGATTGGTTAGCTCTGGTAAGTTGCGTGGTTTTGATATGTACAAGACTAACAACATTGCCGCCACTAGCAATGCCGCTGGTAAGTGTTTGGCGGGTCATATGTCATCAACCTGTACTGCACAAACAATTGTGAATACAGAAGTTATCCGTGATCCTGATAGCTTTGGTGACATTGTTCGTGGACTGCACGTTTACGGTTCTAAGGTTTTGCGACCTGAAGCTCTCGTATCTGCTTTCTACGGCATCGACTAAATACTACAGGGGGATGAAATACTCCCCCTTTATTTCAGCTACGTTCATCCTTATAGGACGGAAGTAGGGGATTATCCCCGAAGGAACGCATAACCTTTGGAGGAGTTCGCTATGGAAATTACATACGTATACCGTGGTGTTAAGTACACTGTTAAGCGTTAGGAGTAGCTATGCCACAGATTGGAACAGAACAAAAGCCAATTAGAATGAGTCCTAAAAGACGAAAGACCCTAAGCGGTACATTTTATACTGGTGAAAACAAAAAGAAATATGACTCAAATTATGATCGTATCTTTGGAAAAAAGGAGAAGTAATTATGATGCATGGTGATAAAGAAAAAATGAAGCGCATGAAAAAGATGGGCGGCGGTATGGGTTCAAAAATGATGCGTAAAGATAAAAAGCATGGTGGAGCACATCGCTCTATGTATGCTGGTGGTGGACAGCCTTCATACGGCAATACTATTGACACTGCAATGCCGACTACTGGGCCAAACTAATGACTACTCAAGTAGCTCGTAGTGAGTACAAGTCTATTCAAGAAAAAGAAAAGATTTGTGCTGAGATGACTGACAATCAGTTTCCGTATCGTAAGGAGGGTGATATTAAATATCCGAAGTTACGAAACGAGCAGGAGAAGCCTGATGCAAGTCGCGGCACCTAAAGGCTACCACTGGATGAAACATGGCAAAAGCTTCAAGCTGATGAAAGATCCAGCGGGGGGCTTTAAGCCTCATAAAGGGGCTTCTAAAAAAGCTAACTTTGAAATACAAAAGGCTCATAAAAAATAATGGCGACTACATACCTACAGCTTACTAACGAACTGTTAAGAGAAATGAACGAGGTTGTACTAACCTCCAGTAATTTTTCTTCTGCTATTGGGCTTCAGGCACACGCTCAAGACTGTGTAAATAGAGCATACCTTGATATTGTTCTTGAAGAACCTCAATGGCCTTTTCTGTCTGTAGGCGAAAGCGGCTCAACAGATCCGCTGTATGGTAATGTAGCTGTTTCTACCGTAGCTAATCAACGGTGGTATGAGCTTAAAGCCGCAAGCTCATCTCTTGCAGATGATTATGGATATATTGATTGGGATGATTTTTATCTTACAACAGTCGGTGTATCAGGTGAGGCGGCTCCTTATGTCAGCCAAAATCTAAAGTTTATAACTTTAGAAGAATGGAAAGACTTTCATCGGATGCAAGAAAATGCAGACGATGCTGAAGACGCTAATGGTGGAGAACCACGACGAGTATTCCGTAGTAGTGATGGAAGAAACTTTGGTTTAAGCCCTATACCTAACAAAGTATACAAAGTCCACTTTTTTGCTTTTAATCAGCCTACACAGCTATCAGCACACAGCGACACAATTGTTTTTCCTGATATTTACAAAACTGTTTTACTTGCACGAGCTAGGTATTACGTGCATCAGTTTAAAGAAAATATTCAGCCAGCCGCTTTAGCACTAGAAGAGTATCGTAGGGGTTTACGTCTTATGAAAAATGCTTTAATGGTGCAAACACCTAAGTACATAAAAGATGATCGCATGAGGTTTGTTTAGTGTCTCAGGCATATGGTCTTTCATGTCGCGGTGGTCTAAATACAAACCTAAACTCTATTGAAATTTTAGGTCAGCCGGGATTTGCCAAAATACTAGAAAACTTTGAGGTAGATCCTGATGGTGGTTATCGTCGCATAAATGGTTTTACGGCTTATGGCGGTGCTTCTTCTGCACGGCCTAATAGCTCTAATGCTATTTTAGGCATGGCGGCATATGGTGATGGCGTTATTGTTTGTTCTGGCACTGATATATTTTTTAGCAACACTGGCACAAGCTGGTTACAAATAAACAGATCTAGTGTTTCAGCCAGCGGCGACAATCACACAACATTTACAGGCCGCTCAGTTCTTACACGCTCTACTCAAGGCCAATGCACCTTTGCTTTATCAGAAGGTGCTGACTTTGATTATGGTGAAATAGTAATTGCTGACGGAAGTAATAAACCATTTTTATTTAGAATGGAAGGTACAGGAGGTGATGTTAGTTCTCGAACATTCTTTGCATCTGAGATTACAGTTACAGGAACAAAAGGCGTAAAGTATGTAACGATCCACGATCATCATTTAATTGCCGCTGGAGTACAAGATAACTTAAACACTGTATTTTATAGTGTCTACAATGACATTGATGACTTTAGTGGTAGTGGTTCTGGTTCTGTAGCTATAACAGATCAAGTCCAAGGTATTAAAAGTTTCCGTGAAAACTTAATTGTTTTTTCTAAAAACAGTATTCAAAAGCTTATCAATATTAATGATAGTTCAAATATCCGCATAGATCCAATTACAGAAAATGTAGGATGTTTATCACATTACTCTATTCAAGAGGTAGGAGGTGATCTAGTCTTTTTGGCTCCAGACGGTATTCGTACTATTGCTGGTACAGCCCGTATTGGTGACGTTGAGTTAAGTTCTATATCTCGACAGATACAAGATATTATAAGTTCTTTAGCATCACGAGCAGGACAGTTTGTTATTACAAGTGCTGTACTACGATCCAAGTCACAGTATCGTTTATTTTATTCTACAACCTCTCAAGAGCCGGGACAAGCTAAAGGCGTCATTGGAACATTTACAGGACAGGGTTTTGAGTGGTCCGAAACTTTAGGAATACAAGCACTAGGTATTACATCAGACTTTAACAAAAATGTAGTTGAAGTTGCTTTTCATGGTGACAAAGATGGATATGTTTATAACCACGATACAGGCGACTCATTTATACATAGTGGTAGTGAAGCTAATATCTTAGCGACTTATGAAACACCTGACATTGATTGTGGAGATATAGGCACAAGAAAAACTTTAAAATATATTCGCACATCATTTTCACCGGAAGGAACATTACAGCCAGTTTTAAGGTTGCGGTATGATTACAAAGATTTAAACATACCACAGCCTTCAGACATAACACTATCAACCATACCCCTTTTAGGAATATTTGGGGATGCGGTTTTTGGTGTGGCTACATTTGGGGCAGGCTCAGATCCCATGTTCCGACAAACAGTTACTGGTAGTGGCAATACATTTAGTATACGCCTACGATCAAACGACACAAGAAGCCCGTATGGTGTAAATGGTTTTTACATAGATTATATGCCATCAGGTAGGAGATAATAATGGCCCAAAGTTATACACGACAAAGTACATTTGCAGATGGCGATACCATTACTGCCGCGTTATTTAACGATGAATATAATCAGTTACTCAATGCTTTTGCATACTCTAGTTCATCTGCATCTTCCACAGGCCACAGACATGATGGTTCTGCTGGACAAGGCGGTAACATTCCTACTATTGGTGATTTAGATTTTTTAAACAAAATTACAATAGACGGCTCAAACAACCGCATAGGTTTTTTTGTAGAAGTCTCTAGCAGTGCAGTAGAGCAAATTCGTGTTCAAGATGGTGCAGTAGTTCCTGTAACAGATGATGATATTGATTTAGGAACAAGCTCACTTGAGTTTAAAGACCTGTATATAGACGGCACAGCCTACGTAGACGCAATTAATTTTAATGGTACTGCTATTACTGCTACTGCCGCCGAACTAAATATTTTAGACGGTGTAACATCTACAGCAGCTGAATTAAATATTCTTGATGGTGTTACATCTACAGCGGCTGAACTAAACATATTAGACGGTGTTACGTCAACAGCGGCAGAGCTAAACATTTTAGATGGGGTTACGGCTACAACAACTGAACTAAACATAATGGACGGCGATACAGCCGCCTCATCTACAACGCTTGCTGATGCTGATCGTGTTGTTGTGAATGACAACGGCACCATGAAGCAAGTAGCCCTTACAGACTTTGAAACTTATTTTGAGTCTGCAATTGATACAATAGGCGGTAATCTAACTGTTACAGGCGACCTTACTATTAGCGGTGATGATCTTGTAATGGCAACAAACACCGCAGGCCATTTGCTTATTGCTGATGGAACAAACTTTAATCCTACAGCCGTAGGAGATCTATCAGAAATATCTACAATTGCAAATGATGACGTTCTTTTGGCTGTAGATACTTCTGGTGGTGGGCTAAAGAAAGTTACTAGATCTACATTAACTGCTGGCCTTGTTTCTGGTTCAGAAATTTCTAATGTTGTTGAAGACACCACGCCCCAGCTTGGTGGTGATCTAGATGTAAACGGAAATGCTTTAGTTTCTACATCTAACGGAAATATTGCCTTAACGCCTAACGGAACTGGTGTTGTAAGAATTGATGGTAATGTAGATATACAGACAGGCGAGATTGTTTTAAAGAATGGCGGCTCTGTATCTAACATTAAGTTTTATTGCGAGTCTAGTAACGCACACTACACACAGCTTCAGTCAGCCGCACATAGCGACTACAGTGGTAACGTAACACTGACGTTGCCTGCGGCTACAGACACATTGATTGGCAGGGCAACCACAGACACACTAACTAATAAAAGGCTTACCTCTCCTAAACTCAACGAAGATGTAGCCATTAGTGCAACCGCTACTGAACTAAATGTTCTTGATGGTATTACAAGCACTACAGCAGAACTTAACATCCTTGATGGCGTAACATCTACTGCGACTGAACTAAACTTAGTAGATGGCTCTAGTT